GAATGGGACTAAAGTTTTGGGTTAAAAAAGAAAACTGGGACAAACCTTTTTCTGAGAAAGTAGCCAAAAGAGTAGCAAAGCTAGCTACCGCAGATTTATATTTATGGACAGAGCAGGCTATTTCAGAGACTAACCGAGCACTGAGCAGATACCAAAAAAACCCTAACGATGTAGTTAGTTTACAAGATTTAACTTTAGGTTCTGAAGCTATACACGCTTTGGCCTGCGAGATAAATAAGCGCTCTATGCTATAGTAATAAAGCCTCACTTCTTTACCTCTCCTAAGGTGGCAACTGGGCTCTAGCGTGTTTCTTCCTCCTTTCTTACACGCTAGAGCTCTTTTATTCCTGTATCCTTTATTTATCGGTTTTATTAGTTTGGAAGATACATGAGTGAAACTCAACATCTCTTTTATGAAGAGGGTTCAGAAGAAGAGGAAGAATTCCTTGATGGTACAGCTACTGAGGATTCTTCTGATGAAGAAGAAATGGATGAGCTATCCAAAGAGTTTGTAAATAAACTTATTGATAATATGCTTGAGTTTATGGATGCTCTTGTAGGGCACTCCTTACATCCTTACCAGCTTCCTTTAGCACGTCGTATTATGGAATCGGTAATTATTAATGATGGCGAAGAGGTTACCGCCCTTGCAGCTCGTCAATCTGGAAAATCAGAGACCATTGCTAACACAGTAGCCACACTTATGGTTTTACTCCCACGCCTTGCCCAGATGTACCCAGACTTACTTGGGCAGTTTAAAAATGGTATCTGGATTGGTATGTTTGCTCCTGTTGAGGGCCAGGTAGAAACTTTGTTTGGTAGAACTGTAAATCGACTTACCTCTGAAAGAGCTCAAGAAATATTAGGTGATCCAGAGATTGATGACTCTCTTGGAAAAGTCCCAGGTATTACACGCCAAATCAAACTTAAAAACTCTGGCAGTAGCCTTATGATGATGACAGCTAACCCTAGAGCAAAGATTGAATCTAAGTCATTCCACCTCATTGTTATTGATGAGTGCCAGGGTGCAGATGACTTTATTGTTTCAAAGTCTATTAGCCCTATGCTTGCGTATTACTCGGGAACTATGGTTAAGACTGGAACACCTACTAATGTTAAAAATAACTTTTATCGGTCTATTCAGTTAAACAAAAGACGCCAAACTAGCCGTGGAAAACGTCAGAATCACTTTCAGTGGGATTGGCGCGACGTATCTAAAGTTAACCCTAAATACGATAAGTTCGTCCGTAAAGAAATGCTTCGCATTGGTGAAGACTCTGATGAGTTTCAGATGTCTTACAACTGCAAATGGATGCTTGAAAAAGGTATGTTCGTTACATCTACTGTTATGGATGAACTTGGAGATACCAGTCAAGAGGTAGTGCGCGCTTGGCACCGTACTCCCGTAGTAGTTGGTATTGACCCTGCTAGAAAAATGGACTCCACAGTAGTCACGGTTGTCTGGGTTGATTGGGATCGCCCAGATGAGTTTGGTTACTATGATCACCGCGTGCTTAATTGGCTTGAAATTCAAGGAGATGACTGGGAAGACCAGTACTTCCAGATTGTAAACTTCCTTGCTAACTATAACGTTCTTATTGTCGGAGTTGATGCAAACGGCGTAGGTGACGCAGTAGCCCAGCGCCTTAAGTTGCTTTTACCAAGAGCGGAGGTCGTTCCCTTAAGCAGTAGCCAATCGGAACAATCAAAGCGTTGGAAACATCTAAAGGCTCTTATTGACCGTCGTATGATCGGATTTCCAGCCCACGCTAAAACTCGTAGATTGCGTACATATAAACGTTTTTATCAGCAAATGACTGATTTAGAGACTAAATTTCAAGGGCCTAACTTTACGGCGCAAGCGCCAGATGAAGCTCACGCACATGATGACTTTGCTGATTCTTTAGCCATTGCATGCTGTTTAACACTAGATATGACCATGCCAGAAGCCGAAGTTTCTTCTTCACCATTTTTCTCTAGGTAGTTTGAGTTTACTCTGACTAAAGCCTCATTAACAGGGATAATTTTTAGTGAGGTACCTCAACCTTAACTTTAAGGAGATTCTCCAAATGTCAATGAACATCGCACCTACGCCTCAGTTCCCTGAGCGTCCAGGTACTGTATACGACCGTACAATAAGCCCTGCCCTTCCAGGACAGCGCGGCCCACTTCGTTTTGAAGAAGGTCTTGCTACGGACACTGACGTTCCTATGGAATTCACCAAGGGAGCTATGCAGGGATACATTCCTGCCCCTGGTCGTCCAAACCATAACCAGAACGTTTTTGAAAAATACCCTGAAGAAACAATGCGCGAACGCGCTCACGTAGGCTCAGCAGCCTGGGTGGAAGCCCCAAGCGTTCTTCAAGATTTTGCAACCAATGCGTTTGCAGATCATGGACAGAACGTATTTGAAGAGGTCTTCCGTGATGGTGGACACCAGTTCCGCCTAAACCCATCTGTCATTCAGGACTAATCCCGCTACCTGGGAATTGCCCCCCGCTCACAAGGCGGGGGGCACTTAGGATTTATTATGGCTCTCATTCAAGGTAAAGCGGTTCAAGAAGGACCAAAGCAACTTCCTGCTAACCCTAAATTGTGGAACATGTATGTTGCACAAGCTAAATCAAGGTTTAGAGTTTACCCGTCACCTGCGGCTGCCCACTGGGTTCATTCACACTACGCGCAAGTGGGTGGAAAGTTTGTTGATAAGAAAAGCCAAATTGATCCACGATTTAGAGATTACGTGCAAGAACGCATGGATGCTCAAATTGCAGAAAAAAAAGAAAAAGTTTCTAAACCAATTGGACGTAACATCTCTCGTGGAGAACGTTATCGTTAATAGTATGCTAATATTTGTTAGATTAGAATTGAGGTAATTAGGTGAGTGTTGACTTTTCGCCCCCCAGTTATAGGGCGGCGTCATCTGACCTTACCATCTCAATTTCTCCTCTTGGTCTTGTGGAGCTTGCAGATGAAGAGTTTGAGGTTCACGGTCCTCGTTTAAACCGTTATTCCCTTAACTGGGCTATGTATTTAGGCCATCACGCATCTTACCGCCGTCAAGCGGGAGAAACCCAAATGGTATTTAACTATTACCGAGCGTTTACTGATTACATTATTAACTTCTCGTTTAGTCATGGTTGCCATTTCCGTAGCCCTAAGCAAACTGAGGGAATTGTTCCTGACCTGCTTGAGCGCGTGTGGTCACAAGATAACGATAAAGGCACCGTTCTTTGGGAAATGGGCCAGCAAGGCGCAGTTTCAGGCGATTGTTTTGTCAAAGTTGCCTATGAAGAAGCTTATGAAGATTCCGTAGGACGTGCGCATGCTGGTAAAGTCCGCATTCTTCCCCTTAATGCATCGTTTTGTTTCCCCGAGTTCCATCCGCATGACCGCGAGCGGTTAATCCGTTTCAAGCTAAAGTACCGTTTTTGGGGCACCTCGCTTGAAGGAACTCGGCAGGTTTTTACATATACTGAAATTCTTACCGATGACATTATTGAGGAATATATTAACGATGAACTTATTGACTCACGCCCAAACCCACTCGGAGTTATCCCAGTTATTCACATTCCTAATGTTCGGGTTTCTGGTTCCCCTTGGGGGCTTTCTGATTGCCATGACATCATTCCTGTTAACCGTACCTATAATGAAGTTTCAACAGATATTGCAGATATCGTTAATTATCATGCTGCTCCTGTTACTGTCATCATCGGAGCCAAGGCTAATCAACTAGAAAAGGGCGCTAACAAGGTATGGGGCGGTCTTCCTAAAGATGCTCGTGTAGAAAACCTTGAAGGTGGCGCACAGGGCCTAAAGGGCGCTATGGATTTCCTAGCCCTTATGAAAAAAGCTATGCATGAACTTACTGGCGTTCCAGAAACCGCACTTGGTATGGCCCAGCCTATTTCTAACACTTCTGGTGTTGCGCTTTCTATTCAGTTCCAGCCATTAATGAACAAGTGGAACCAAAAGATTACTCAGTACTCTCGCGGCATTCAGCGTATTAATGAACTTATTATTCTTAACCTTGCCATCAAGGAACCTGACACCATGATGTGGAACCCTCTACTTGAGGGCGGGCTTGCTCAGGGCGAAGCTCAAATGCTTGATATTAATGATCCGTTAACCTATCAAAACTTTGTACACTTCTTGCCACCATTGCCTTTGGATAAGTTAATTGTGCTTAACGAAGTACAGACCAAGATGTCTTTGGGTCTGGAGTCAAAGGCTGGCGCTCTTCGTGCCCTTGGTGAAGAGTTCCCATACGAGAAGCTAGATGAGATTCGTGTTGAACTCCTAGCTGATGCTAAGGCCGATGGAGCCGTCAAACTGGTACAAACCCAGATTGAAAACACCATTGCTGAACTTACTGGCATGCTTTCTGGCGGCCTCGGCGGTCAACCAGTTCCTATGGCGCCTGGACAACCTGGCGGTCCTCCAGCAGGAAAAGAAGGCGAAGGATTACCTCCAATGCCTATGCCAATTATTGACCAAGCAACTATTGCGTCTGAGCAAGCTGAACAGCAGCTCCGCATTGACTTGGTAACAAGAGCTTACGGTACTACTCTGCCAAACAGAAGAGCACCGTCAGGCGAAGGAAATACCAAATATTAAGGGTTTAGTAAGACAAACCCTGTTCTTCGTACAAAAATGAATATATAAACAATTGTTCGGTCATACGTGATACGGGGCTTGCCCCATTTGGATAACGACCCAGAGAATACTTAAGGAAATAGTATGGAAACATCTGTAAATGCAGATATGGAAGCTTTTACCGCTGAAGCGGAAGCAGTTTCTAATGTCGCACCTCCAGTAGCAGCAACAACGGGCGTTGACGCACCCGCTGCTACCTCAGAAACAAGGTCAAAGTTCTACACTGAAGATGATTTGGCTAAAGTTCGAAGTCAAGAAAAAGAAAAGCTCTACCCTCAGATTGATAAGCTCAAGGAAGAACTTGATCTTATTAAGCGCGATCGTGAAGCAGAAATTGCTGCAAAGCAAGCTGAAGCGGACGCAAAAGCGGCTGAAAAGAAGCTAAAAGCTGAGGAAGAACTTGAAGTCCGCGACCTTCTAAAGGTTAAGGAACAAGAACTAATGGAGCAGCTGGACCGTGAGCGCCAAGAGCGCGAACGAGCTTTTGCTCTTCTGGATCGTGAAAGAGCATTCACAGAGTTAACTAACTACCGCAATCAGCGAGTCGAACAAGAGCGGGATAACATCATTCCTGAGCTTGTAGATTTAATTGATGGCGACACGCAAGAAGAAATTGAACAAAGTATCGCGGGACTAAAAGACCGCTCGTCCCGTATCCTTGAATCAGCACAGCAAGCAATGCAGGCTGCTCGCAGGGATATGACTGGGACGAGGGTAACCACGCCCCCAGATGCTGGACCTATGGACGTCAATACGGGCACTAGACAGTTTACGGCTGAAGATATTTCATCCATGTCGTTGAATGATTACGCAAAATACAGAAGCCAACTATTGAGCCCAGAAGCTCAAGGTCGGTCAAAGGGCTTGTTCGGATAACCACCCCCATAAACCCATAAACAACAAACAAGGAGTCCACTCGTGGCTAGCGCACTAACGGGAACAGGCAATCTCGCCGCATCCCCAACCGCCTATTCAGGCACAAACAGCCAACTGACTCAAGCAATCCAGCAAATCTGGTCGAAGGAAATCCTCTTCCAGGCTATGCCGATTCTACGCTTTGAGCAGTTTGCAGTAAAGAAGACAGAACTAGGTGTTGCACCTGGTCTTCAGATCAACTTCATGCGTTACAACAACCTCGGCTTTGCATCTTCACTAGTTGAAGGTGTTCGCATGCAGACTAACGCACTTACAGCACAGCAATTCTCAATCACAGTATCAGAGCATGGATATGCTCTTGCTGTATCAGAGCTTTTGCTTAACGCTTCATTTGATGACGTAATGGCTTCAGCCTCACGTCTTCTAGGT